TGGTGGCCGATGCAGGTGGACAAAGAGCGGCAACGTATGTCCCATTTTGAGCATCTGACGGATGACGTTGTGGGGCAAATATGGGCGGAGGCCGTCGACGCCTTCAAGGGCGGTGAGCCCCTGCATCTGGACGGTGCGATGGAGGCGATTGCGAGGGAGCTGCAGGAGGCGCACACGGACGAGAGCCCCTTGGCAGGGCTGATTTACGACTTCGTAGATCGGCCGCTGCCGGAGGGCTGGGCAAAGTTTGACCTCGGAGAGCGTCGGGACTACATCCACGGCGACGGACTGGATATGCCCGAGGGGACGGTGCTGCGTGACCGCGTTTGCGCCTTGGAGGTCTGGGTCGAGCTTCTGAACGGCGATCCCAAAAAACTAACTCGAACGCAATCAATAGAAATCAATGACATTTTGCGCAAGATGAAAGGCTGGGATCAGCCAAGTGGAGGCATCCGATTTCCACATTACGGGGCTCAAAAAGGCTTTGTTCGGAAGAATCCGCTGCAACTTTAGAAAGTTGCACGGAGGGCAGAAAGTTGCAGCCGTGAGAACAAGATTAGAGATATTGCAACTTTGCAACTTTGTGCAACTTTAGAAAGATGCGGGTTAAACCTTAGAGAAACAAGGAGTTAGACTATCTGCAACTTTGCAACTTTGTTTGTATAGAGATATTCTGAAATAAAGATAGAAATACGAACATAATGTTTAATTTTCTTAAATCCGTAAATGTGTCGCGCTCGCCTGCGCGGGTGCGCACGCGCGTAACATAAAACGGGCTGCCTTGTCAAGAGGCGGAGGAGGAAAAATGAAAAATATTTTTTCAGGGTTGTTTCGGTCTGACGAAACAATAACGGAAAAACAGGTTGAACGAAATTTTGTGAAGGCGGTCAAAGAAGCCGGTGGGCTTGCCATGAAATTTGTTTCCCCGGGGCGTGTCGGGGTGCCTGACCGCATCGTACTTCTTCCCGGTGGGCGCGCGGTCTTCGCGGAGATCAAACGCCCCGGCGGGCATTTGCGGAAATCGCAGGAGATCGCCTGCCGGGAGATCCGCGCAAAGGGGTTCCCGGTCTGCGTGATTCGCACGGACGCCGACATCCAGTTTTTCTGTGAGTACTTCCTGAATGGCTAAGGAATTTACGCCGCGTCCGTATCAACAATATGCGATCCAGCGCATCATTGATACGCCCGCCGTCGCCCTCCTACTGGATATGGGCATGGGCAAGACGGTCTCAACGCTGACGGCGATTAACGAGTTGATGTATGACCGCTTCGAGGTGCGCAAAGTGCTTGTGATTGCGCCGCTGCGTGTGGCCTTAAGTACCTGGCGCGATGAGTGCGAGACCTGGGCGCATACGCAAAACCTGCGTATTTCCATTGCTGTCGGTGATATGGCGACGCGGGAGGCGGCACTGCGAGCGGATGCGGACATTTACGTCGTCAACCGCGATGTGGTTAAGTGGTTGGTCGGCTACTACCGCGACAAATGGTCGTTCGACATGGTGGTGATTGACGAGTCGAGCAGTTTCAAAAATCCTGCGTCACAGAGATTCAAGGCGCTGCGAAAGGTGCGGCCGCTGATCAAGCGCGTTGTGCTTCTCACTGGGACGCCCGCCCCCAATGGTCTGATGGATCTTTGGAGTCAGCTGTATCTCCTCGATCGCGGTGAGCGCCTTGGCAGGACACTGACGGAGTATCGCGAGCGGTATTTCCGCCCGGGACAGCAGAGCGGATATGTCGTGTACAGCTATGACCTGCGCCCCGGTGCCGACAAAGAGATATTTCGCAAAATCGGTGACATCTGCGTCAGTATGAAAAGCGAGGACTATCTGACCTTGCCGCCGCTGATGCAGAACATTGTTAAGGTGCAGCTGCCGGATGAAGCGTTGGAGCGATACCGCGAGATGGAGAAAGAGCTTGTGCTGAGCATCGGAGACACGGACATCACTGCCGTATCTGCCGCCGCGCTGACAAACAAGCTGCTGCAGATGGCCAACGGGGCCGTCTATGACGCAGAAAAAGAAGTTGTGCAGATCCACGGGGCGAAGCTTGAGGCGCTGGACGAGATTATCAGCTGCAACGAGGGCAAGAGCGTCATGGTAATTTACAGCTACCGACATGACCTTGACGCGCTGCGGCAGAGATACCCCGAGGCGCGGGAACTCAAAACGGCGGAGGATATTCGCGACTGGAACGCCGGACGCATACCGCTCCTTTTGGTGCATCCGCAGAGCGCGGGGCACGGGCTGAATCTACAGCATGGCGGGCACATCGTCGTCTGGTACGGACTGACGTGGAGCCTCGAGGCGTATCAGCAGACCAATAAGCGCCTGCATCGTCCGGGACAGACGGAGCCTGTGATGCTGCATCATCTTGTCGCCAAGGGGACGATCGACGAGGACGTGATGCGGGCACTGGAGGGCAAGGCTGCAGGACAGGAGAGTATGCTGGATGCGGTCAAAGCAAGGATAGAGCGCTACAAGGCGCGATAAGGAGGACTACGAAATGTTGATTTTTATGAAAAATGTCAAGAAGTTTTTGAACACGGAGGGCACGTCGATCCGCGCGATTCACTACAGTGCGGGGCGTGCGTATGCTTCGGATAATCACAGCTGTATCTGGGTGGAGGATGCATCCGGTCGTGAGGGTGTTTTTGACACGGTGCACAGTGTCATGGTCGAAGGAGCAGTGCTTCCGGACTACGGTAAGCTCCTGCCGCCAATGCGCGGCGATGAACCGTATGCGACCGTCGGTGTCGACAAACTCGCGGAGTTCCTCGCGGTGCTGAAGGCGGTGAACGCGTGTACTCCGAAACGGTTGATTGCGGGGCTGTTGCTTGTGTGGCACGCGGATGGGCTTAGGATGTATGCGCGTGACAATGATCTGCGTATAGAGTACAGCCTTTCGGGTAAAACGGAGAATCTTACCAAGGAGCAGGGCTTTTATGCAGCTTTCGATGGGCGGCGTCTCTTTGATATCATGGATTACTTCCGCCAGCGCAAAGCCCCTGTACGGTTCTATCCCCCAAGGCGAAAGCACGCTCCGCTGCGTATGGATGTGGATGCGGATGCGATTACGGCGACGCCCGCAGGCGGCCTTCTTTCGCCGCTGTCCCATCTCGAGGGGGAAAAGGAGCGCTTCGCGGATGTTATTCCGGATAGCGCTGAGTGATTGGAGGTTGCAGAAATGGCAGATCAGAAATATCCACAGAGCGCGGAGCCGAATGAATACCGATACATTGATTTTGAGTGGCTGGATGAGGTCGCCACGGGGCTGACGGCAGGAGCAGAAAAACACCCGGGCGAAACGTGGCGGGATATCCCTGCTGACGAACACGCAGCACGGGCTCTGCGGCATCTCTCGATGTGGCTTGCCGGTGATCAGAGTGATACGCATCTTGTCAATGCGTCGATGCGGTGCATGATGGCCCGGGCGATGGAACGTGAGGAGGCTACGAAACTTGCTATATCCTTGGAACTGATGCAGAAGAAAGTAGGTGTGAAATGCTGAACTTCTGGGATTTTATGTCTATTGGCGTCGTTTCGGTTTTCGGGTATTTCGCAGTAGATAGCATCGCGAATGTGATTCGAGATATTTATACAAGAAAGAGGAACACGGATTGACTGACACAAAACAAGTGCGGGCGTATCTCTGGCGTGTCCGAGATGCAGAACGCGAGCTGAAACTGCTTGAACAGGAGTACGAGCAGGCGAAAGCCGATATCTTGCATCTGAAAGCGATTCAGTATGACGCAGATAAGGTCAGCGGGGGTAAGATTGGTGATCTCTCGGATGCGATCGCGGCACTGGAAGGATATGCGGAGCGTGTTAATACACAATGGGATCGGCTGATTACGCTGCGCAGGGAAGCGGGGACGTTGATTGAGCAGATTGAGGACGGACGGTATCGCGAAGTGCTAAAACGTCGGTATCTGTGGGGTGAATCGTGGGAGTATATCGCCATCGGAATGGGGTATAGCTTCCGGCAGGTTTTACGTATTCACGGCAGCGCATTAGCGGTTTTCCCGAAAGATGACATAGAATGTCACATAGAACCTGTGATATAGTATAGGCTGTGAAGAATAGGGGTACTGCATACGCGGTGCCCTTTTTGCATGCAGGAGGCTTGACTATGCGTCAGGACAAAGATGTTAACATCTTGTGTCGGAAGTGGCAGGACGTTCTAAGGCTCAATGACTGGGATATTGCCGTTGAACTGATACGGGAAAGTGAGTTTAGTGAGCCAGACCGCGCTGGGGAAGTGTATATTACGCTTTCCAAGGGCGAGGCGTTAATTCGTCTGTTGGACCCCCTGATTCCAACGCAGGATTGTCCGTTTCCGTATGATATGGAGCAAACGCTTGTGCATGAGCTTCTGCATCTCCATTTTGCGACATTTGAGCCACAAGATGATTTAAAGCATGACCTCTGGGAGCGGGCAGTCGAGAGTATCGCGAAAACTCTGATTGCGTTATATCGGCGGATACCAGAGGACGCTCCAGTGAAAGTATAAGAAATCGTAAGAAATCGTAAGAATTAAAGGCAGGTGGTGAGCGTGTAGATGACGGATGGACGAAATAATTTAATCCCGGCATCGCAGAGAAGCAAAGAAGAAGCTAGAGAAAACGGGAGAAAAGGCGGAGTCAAGAGCGGAGAGTCCCGCCGTCGCAAGAAAGCGCTGCGCACGGCACTCAAGGAGGCGATTTCGCTCTCGCTGAAAGACCTCCATCCAGATCTCAAGAACGGCATCATGCGCGCGGCGCGCATCCGTGATGACGGCCTTACGATCGGCGATGCGGTGCTTGGCAGCATCGTCCGGAGCGCCTGCGCAGGAGATCCCAAAATGATGAAGATCCTACTGGACACCATCGGCGAGAGCGCTGACATCCGTCTCCACGAGCGAGAGGTCAAGTTGAAGGAGAAATCCCTTGACAAAGACCAGACGGAGAAGGCGGCGCCGATCACGTTTGTATTCGAGCGAGGTGATGCAGAGTGAGCGAGCGAACGGTCAACGTTGCCGAGCTGATTGCACCGAGCTTCGACGGCATATTTTTTGATGTGCAGGAGCACCGCTATACGCACTATTGGCTCGCAGGCGGACGCGGCTCCACGAAGTCGAGCTTTGCGTCGCTCTCTATCCTGCTCGGTCTCTTGCAGAATCCGGTCTGCCATGTGGTTGTATTGCGCAAGGTCGCGAATACACTGCGCAACAGTGTCTATAATCAAGTGGACTGGGCGATCAACGCGCTGGGCTTATCCGATGCATTTGCGGCGCGGGTGAGCCCTTTGTCGTTTGAGCACAAGAGCACCGGGCAGAAAATTCTTTTCCTCGGTGTCGATGACCGAAACAAGGTCAAGTCACTCAAGCTGCCATTCGGGTACGTTGGTATCGTGTGGATTGAGGAGCTCGACCAATTCACGGGCATGGAGGAGATTCGGAGTCTTTTGCAGTCGCTCTTGCGCGGCGGCGAGCGATACTGGGTATACTATTCGTACAATCCGCCTAAAAGCCGTAATAACTGGGTCAACGAAGAAGCGCTATTCGATCGCGATGATCGCGTTGTGCATCGTTCCACCTATCGGGACGTACCGCAGGCGTGGCTTGGAGAGCAGTTCATCGCGGAGGCGGAGCGGCTCAAAGAAAAGAATGAGACGTTGTATCGGCACGAATACCTCGGCGAGGTCACGGGCACGGGCGGCAGCGTATTTGATAACGTCGAGGGCGTGGAGCTGAGCGATGCGGATGTGGCAAAGTTCGACCGCCGCTACTTTGGCCTTGACTTCGGCTTTGCGGTCGACCCGCTGGCCTTTGTCGCGATGCACTATGACGCCAAGCACGAGGATTTATATATTTTCGACGAGATCTACGAGCAGCGGCTGAGCAACGCGCAGGCAGCGCGAAAGATTCTGCCGCGTCTCTGCGGGCATCACCTGACCGCGGACTCTGCAGAGCCTAAGAGCATCGCGGAGATGCGCAGCCTCGGACTTAATGTGCAGGCGGCACGCAAGGGGCCTGATTCCGTTGATTACGGTATCCACTGGCTACAGGGGCGCAGACGCATCTATATTGACAAGCGACGCGCTCCGAACACGTACCGTGAATTTGTTGGGTACGAGTACGAGCGCAACAGGGACGGGCAATTTATATCGGCGTATCCGGACAAGGACAACCACGCGATTGACGCGGTGCGCTACGGCACGGAACAACTCGCGGCAGGAGAGTGCATCAAGGCGCGCCGCGCAAATATCTACTGAGGAGGGACACGATTGGACATCAACGCAATGGCAGAGATCTATCAGCTTCTGCGCGATGCATACTATGGCGATGGGCAATTTAAGGACGGCGGGGCGCTTGTCCGGCATGCCCGCGAAAGCTCGGAGAATTACGCCAAGCGCAAAAAGCTCGCGTACTACCTCAACTACACGGGACCGATCGTCAACGCATCTGTGGATCCGATTTTTCGCAACGAAATCAAGCGCGAGTATACGGACACTGCAAAATTCAAGGTGTTTCTGGATGACTCCGACCGTACCGGTGCAGACCTGCAGAACTACATTCGCCGCCTCGCCGTCATGGCGAAGCTCTATGGCGTTGTCTACGTCATCGTCAACAACGAGCCGGAGATCGGCGAGACCGTGCAGGATAGTCTCGATAAGCGTGCGCTGCCGTATCTTGCGCACGTGCTGCCGAACGAGGTCACGCATTGGCGCTTTGACGACCACGGCCGCATGGTTGAGTTTGGGTATAAGAGTATGATCAAGGACTCGGAGGATAAGACCAAGACGCGGTATTACACCTGGACCGAAACAGCGTGGGCCGTTGCGGACGAAAACAAGCAGATCATCCGGCAGGGGGAGCACGGTCTTGGGCGTCTCCCGGTCGTGCAGTGGTTCGGGCGCAGTAATGACCCGATGGAGGCGCTGCCACCGCCCGAATTTCTTTCCGTCGCGCAGACCAATTACTACGTCTATCAGCTGTGCAGCTGGCACACGCAGATCCTGCAGAATCAAACGTTTAGTATTTTGGTTATGCCAGACAACGGCGCGACGGATATCACAATCGGCACGAACAACGTGCTCACCTATCCGCCGGAGAGTCAGCATCCGCCGAGTTACATATCGCCGGATGCGGCCCCCGCACAGGTGCTGACCGATCAGATCGACCGACTCATCGGGGAGATGTACCGCATGAGCGGTATCGACTCAGTCATCGGCGTGCAGACGGCGAAATCCGGCGTTGCGCGTCAGTGGGACTTCGAGCGGACGAATCAACGGCTTGTCGACTTTGCGATCCAGTGCGAGGAGGCCGAAAAGGCAATCGTCGCACTGTATGAGGCATGGACGGGAGAAGCGATCGGCTACATTTGCGAATATCCGCGCGACTTCAAAATTTCGGATGTTGCGGATGGACTTGCGCAGGCACAGGCGGCGCTTGATCTTGGACTTGACAGCAAAACATATCAAGTGGAGGTTGCACGAAAAGTACTTGAGGCGTATCTGCCGAATCTCGAGCCCGCGACGTATGACGCGATCATCAGCGAGCTCGAAGCCGCGGCCGCCGTTATAGAGCAGACGCAGACCTACGGAGACGAGGACGATGAGACAGACAGCGACGCGGGCGGAGATAGACGCATTTGAGCGACGCATTCGCGAGCTTATTGCAGAGGGCTATGCCGTGCCGTTCGCAGTACGGCAAGCATATCGCGAATATCCGGTCATGCGCATACTGTTTGGCGAGTTGATCGATCAAATACGTGCAGAGGCGGAGCGCGGATATGGTGAGGCACTGCCGCAGGGCATCACGGATCGCCTGTTTACGCAGTCCTGGACGCCCGATAATCTGACGCTTTCGGAGCGCACGACGCGCGGGGGAATCCTTGTGCGGGAACTGGTCGCTCGGACGATCTCGGAGCAGATCAAAAAGAGTGCCACGTATCGGCAGGCGAGCCTTGCGATATTTGATGGATACCAAGAGGCGGGCATTATCCCGACACAGTCCCTTCCGAAATTCCTGCAGGACTTGACGCGGGTTGCTCGTCGTGCAGGTGTCTCGCGCGGCGAGATATTGGCCGCGCTAAAGCCCATTCGTCGGCAGATTGCAAAGGGCACAACCGCTGGCATGCGTGCAGCATATTCGCAACTTGTCGATGCGCTCGAAGATCAAAACGAAAAAGCGCTGAATAAAGCGATATATGCTGCCACGCAGGAGCGGACGCGCTACTTTGCGGATCGCATCGCGCGGACGGAGATGGCACGGGCATACCAAGACGGATTTTTGCTCAAATGGGATAACAACGACGACTGCATCGCCTATCAGTGGCGACTCTCGGGGAGGCATCCGCGTTATGACATCTGCGATCTATACGCCAAGGCGAATCTCTACGGTATGGGGCCGGGGATATTTCCGAAGGACAAGGTGCCGCGTTTGCCGGCACACCCGCACTGCATGTGCTTTCTCAAGCCCGTTATCCGCGGGATGATCAATAACGAGGAGCCGATCGATCGTGTCGAGGAGGGCGGTAGAGAATATCTTGACAGCGTCAGTCTGCATCATCGGCAGATGCTCCTTGGTGTGCATGGCGTCAAAGACGTGATGGGCGGAAAGGTCAGCTGGACGCAGAAAGCACGCGGATACGGCGGCAAAAAAATTGACAGCAGACTATCGCCAAACGAATCACAAAGTGATATACTAAAGAAAAAGACATTCGAGGAGCTTCAAGCGTATATTGGGGCGCTGGATAATAAAACGGTGCGTGAGTGGTACATCTATCAAAGTGAGTGGATCCACTCTCAGATAAGCACCGAACTCCCGATCGAGGAACGAGCACGGCAAGCGTTTGAACTGCGCAACCAGTACCGACGCCAAGCACGCGACTTGATGGCAGATCAGGAGCTTCGGCGAAAGCTTGATAGAGAAGATCCTGTGTGGACATGGGAAGCACTTATTGCACATAAGATGCAAAAGTGGCCCGGAATTTCACGAGAGGATGCAGTTCGATCAATTTATGAAAGTGCGGTACGAAGCCGTCGCAGTGTTAATGAAAAATTCGGATTGGGGTGATTGCAATGCGTAGGGAATGTAAATACTCGTACACAATCTGCGATCAGTTTGCGCCGGATCTGTTCCCTAAACAATGCGCCGCGCTCGAACAGCACATTCCGAACCTGGCAAGAGGTGACTTGCTGGAAGATGTTGACTCGAGTGCATGGCAATTCTATTTTTCGCCACAAGGTGAAATAGTCGTGCGAAATGACAATGTCGCAAACGAACTGTATATCGAATCTGATTTTGACATAGAACCCTATTTTTCTTAAGCTAAAAAGCACTTGCACTCTATGCAGGTGCTTTTTTCATGCCCTCCGTGCTTGACGGCAGGGCATTTTTTATGCGCGGGATTGAGACCCGCAAGACTATTTGCACAGGAGGCAGAACATGGAACTCAAAGAGGTATACGCGGCACTGGAGGCTGCAGAGAACGGCGCGGCGATGGTAGAGACCATCAAAAACGAGCTGGCGGGCGTCCGGAAGGAGGCGGCAGATGCACGCATCGCCAAGAACAAGGCAGAAGAGGAGCTGACCGGGCTCAAAAAGCAGCACGGGGAGCTCGAGACGAGGCACAAGGAGCTGGAGACGCAGCTCGGCGCCGCTCGTGAGGAGGGCGCAGGTGCACAGACCGAGATGCAGAAACTGCAGGGGCAGATCGCAGATCTCGCTAAAAAGTATGAGGCCGCCGAGACGGCACGCAAGACCGCCGAGGAAAAGCGTGTGCAGGCAGACATCATGGCGCAGACGGTCGACGCCCTCACCAAGGCGAATGCGGTTGACCCGCATGAATTTGCAAAGCTCATCGCCCCGGGCATCAGAGTCGCCGATGATGGCTCGTACCGCTACACCAAAGCAGACGGCACGGACGGTACTATTGCCGACGGGGCTGCGGAGTGGCTGAGCGATAAGGCCTGGGCAGTCAAGGACGTGCAGCGGTGACGGCAGGTCGCAGGATAACGGAGCGGGCGGAACGCTGGAAGAGCAGATTGCCGCCTCGCTCGGAGGTTAAACAGAAAGAGGTAATAACACATGGCAATCAATACACTTGAGATGGCGAAACTCTATCAGAAAAAGCTCGATGAGCGGATGATCGTGGATGCTACATCCGGCTGGATGGAGGCGAACGCTACAAACGTACAGTATGACGGCGGCGATACCGTTCGCATGCCTTCCATCTCCACGTCCGGACTCGCGGATTACAGCCGCGACAACGGCTTCAATCGCGGCGCGGTGACGCTCTCCTACAAGGACTACACGCTCACCAAGGACCGCGGCCGCACGTTCCATCTCGATGCGATGGACGTCAACGAGAGCAACTTCATCGCGACGGCTGGTGCTGTCATGGGCGAGTTCCAGCGTGCGCAGGTCGCGCCGGAGATTGACGCCTACCGCTACTCGCGCATCGCAGCACTTGCCAAGGGCGCATCGCATGAGTCGGCGGCATTTACGCCGAGCAAAGACAACATTCTCGGCAAGCTCGATGAGGAGATTGCAAAAATCCAGGATATTGTCGGCGAAAGCGAGCCGCTGGTCATTATTATGCCAATCCCTGTACGCACCATCCTCAATAACGCGAAGGATGTGACGCGGTATCTCGATGTTGCGGACTTCAAGGCAGGTGAAGTGAGCACAAAGGTTAAGACCTATAACGAGATTCCGATCCTCTCCGTCCCCTCCGATCGCATGAAGACAGCATATGTCTTTGCGGACGGTAAGACGACAGGACAGGAAGCGGGCGGATTTAAGCCAGATACCGGAGCCAAGTCGATCAACTGGATCATCATGGCGCGCAAAGCGCCGATCGCAATCTCCAAGACAGATAAGATTCGCGTTTTTGACCCTAACACGAACCAGGCAGCGGATGCGTGGAAGCTTGATTACCGCAAATTCCATGATATCTGGATCCCGAGCAACAAACTCGCGGGCGTCTGGGTTAACACGGGTGCATAAGGAGGAGCAGCATGACAAGACTTGTACGACTGAATGAGGTCCAGTACTCCGAAACGGAGGAGCGGACAGCAGAACTGATGGCGCAGGGCTTTGAGCCCGAGCCCCTCGAAGCAGAGGAGCCCAAGGCCAAGGAGCCCAAGGAGCCTAAGACCGGCAAAGGCAAGAGCAAGAAGACGGATGAGGGCGGCACGGAGGACAACCCGAGCCCCGAGGGTGATGAGCAGCATTGACGCGTTCCGGCGTAATCTCCGACTTGCTGTCGAGGCAAGTGCGATCGAGGTTGCGACGACCGCAAAGATGCAGCATCGCTACAAACAGCAAAATGGACGTCTCAAAGATGCGGTGCAGACCGCGATCAATGATGACGGAATGGAGGGGCGCGTATACCTTGACGGTAATATCGCGCCCTATGCTGTTTTCATCCATGAGGGTATCAAGCCGCATGACATTTTCCCGAATCGGCGGAAAGCGCTGCGCTGGGTAGACGGGAACAAATTCCTGTTCGCCAAGCGTGTACGATTCCCGGGATGGGCTGCGGATCCATTTTTGTATGGTGCGCTCGAATCCAACGAAAAGACAATCGTCTCTATTTTTGACCGCTACACGGAGCGGGCCCTGCGGGAGGTGGAGGATGCTATTACAAGCAGACGCATTACGCGATAAGGACGAACTGCTCGGCACGTCTGTAACAGACGCGCTGATCAGCGAGGCGGAGGAGTATCTGCGCGCTGCGGCCGCAGGTCTCGGCGTTGCATGGGAGGCGGTGCAGCCGACCTACTATGTGCGGCGTTTCCTCGCGGTCTATGTGTTCCGCGAGCTTTGCATGCGCAAGAGTTACACCGGAGCGCAGGCGTGGGGGAACGGCGGTGCTGATGATAAGGACAGCTACGCCGGGAAATACAGTTTCTATCGCGATGAGTTCAAACGCCTTGAGGCATCCATGACGGTCGCAGCACTCACGGGCGAAGCGGTTAGCCGCGGCTATGGCAGCGTCGCGCTCTATCGGGGGTGACGGTATGATATGGCTAAAGGTGCTGGAGAGCCTGCGGGAGCATCTGCGGGCAGCGAAGATCGCTGATGATGTGATTCTCGGCGGGTACAAACCGAGCGATGTGCGTCCGAATGAGGACGGAAAAGGGCTGATCTTTTTGCAGCGTGACCGTGAGCGCCCTGTGAATGACGACCTTGTGCAGGATACGCGTGTGCAGGTCAGCGTTGATACGTGGGTGAAATCAAGTGTCTCATATTTAGAAAAGGGCTATAGGGCACTTGCACGCCTCGAAGGGGCACTTATTGATGCGCTGCGGCAATACGAGAAGGAAACAACTTACATTGCGGACGACGTGCAGCTTATGCGTGTACGCATCATTGAGACTGGTGGCGACGGGGACAGTGTACGTCCCCTCGTCGGCAGTCGTACGACGATTGAAATTATCGTCTATGAGGAAAAATAACAGGAGGTAGTATATGGCAACACAACAGGCACGCGGTTATAAATCCGCGATGACCATTGACTATGAAGCCTCGTTCGGGGTTGCTCCCGGGACGAAGAAAGGCGTCACGCTGCCGATGAACAGCAACGATCTGTCGAAGGCACAGACGTTGATCGAGTCGGACACAATCACGAACACGCGCAATGATACGCAGCCGGCACTCGGCCGCGTCAGCGTGGATGGCGACATTGAAATGCCGGCGGATTATATGTCCTCGGGGTACATGTTCAAGGCTCTTTTTGGCGATCCTAAAACGACGGGCACCGCGCCGAACAAGACGCACGTATTTACGGTCAAAGATAATCAGCCGTCGATCATCGTCGAGAAGGCGTTCCCTGATCTCAATAAGTATGTCCGTTACAAGGGCGTCAAGATCAATACGTTCTCTGTTGATTTTGGCCAAGACAACGAAATGACGTTCAAGTTCGGTGTCATGGGTGCCTCGCGTGAGCAGGACGGCACGGCATACGACAGTGCGGCAAAGGCGTCAAAGCTCCTGCGCATCGCGCAGAACCATGCCTACGTCAAGATTGACGGCACGGAGAGTCGCATCGTTAAGGAGGGCTCGCTTGAGATCAGTGCGAACCTCGACGGCGATCAGTACGTTGTCGGCGGCGGCGGACTGCGTGGCGACATTCCCGAAGGCTTGATGAAGGTCTCGGGCGGTCTCAAGGCGCTCTTTGTCTCGACCGACTGGATGGACAAGGCGGACACGGGCGCAGCCGTCGCTATGGAGATCGGCTTCAAGCTCGATGCGAACACATCACTTGTCTTTGCAATTCCGAGCGTACAGTTTGAACCGTTCGACGCACAGATCAGCGGTCCGGCGGGCGTTGTGGTTGATGTGAAGTGGCGCGCATTCTCGGCAGACGGTGCGAGCATCGTGACGGTAACACTGAAGAATCAGCAGGAAGCATACTAAACAGGAGGTAACTACACATGGCAGATGAAAAGAAGCACGCTATCCCAATCCGATCTCTTACGGTCAAGGAGATGCGGGAGCTGCGTAAGGCGGGGTATGACCCCGCTTTTGCGGATAAGGAGGACAGTGCCATCGCGACTACGGGGATGGTTGATTGGATCCTCGACAATGTCTATGGGGACCAGATCACGGATGATATGCCATACAGCGAGGCATTCCGGATTGCGACGGACACTTATGCCCTGACGTATGGCAGGGAATCCGAAGTAAAAAACTAGAGGCCGTCTATCGGTGGGGGCTGTCGGATGCTCCGGAATACTGCGCATCCTGCCGTGAGGTGTATGCGCAGGAAGGGCACGAGCCCCCATGTTCCGGATGCGAATACGAACGGCCGGCGCTGATGGGCGAAAATCGAGAGGCGTGGATGCTGTGGAGGCATACGCAAACACAGCTCCGCACAACATTTGCGGGTGTTGTCGGGCTGGATTATGGAGCGCTGCGGCAGGTGGCCGAGGTTTTGGGGATTGCCCTTGACCCTGCCATGCTGCACAAAATACAGGCGCTCGAAGGACTATTGTTGAAGGAGGCGAATCGAAGCAGTGGCAAATAAGGAGATCTCTGTTGCTATACGGGCGCGGGATTACGCGACAGCGGCAATCGAAAAGGTACGTGCGTCGATCGGCTCGATCAAAGACCAGACAATCAACGTCCGTGCAAATACAGGTGCAGCCCAAACGGCCGTGCAGGGCGTTAAGGACAAACTCGCGGGCATCCGCGATAGAGTCGTCAACGTCCGTGTAAATACGAATGGCGCAGCTGAGGGCGTTGCGGGTGTGACGGAGAGTCTTGCGGGCCTTGCATCAAAAGCAATCACGGCGGCTGCCGCGATCTCAGTGCTAAAATCGGCGCTGGATATCAGCAAGTCTGCTTTTGTCGATTATAATGCCCAGCTCGAGCAGACGCGCGTTGCATTTACATCGATGCTCGGTTCTGCACAGCTCGCAGATACTATGATCGCTGACTTGCAGAAATTCGCTGCGGAAACGCCATTTGAAATGCCGGGTGTTCGGAGCTCTGCGCAGCAGCTCCTCGCGTTTGGCTATGACGCACAGGAGATTATTCCGACGCTTACGGCGCTCGGCAACGCTGCATCCGGACTCGGGCGCGGGCAGGATGGATTTAATCATCTGGCATTCGTGTTCGGGCAGATCCGGACAACCGGTCAGCTTATGGGGCAGGATGTTATGCAGCTTGCTCAGCTCGGTGTGCCGGTCAAAGATATCCTTGCCAAAAACCTCGGTCTAACCAAAGACGAGCTTTCCCGCATCGGCGAGCTTGGCATCGACGCCAACGTTGCGATTAGAGCGCTGATCGATGGCATGAACGAGCGTTTTCCGGACATGATGAAAAAGCAGTCGGAGACATTCGAGGGTGTACTGTCGAACATCAAGGATAACATCGGGCAGGCGTTTGGGCTCACCGGACTCCCAATTTTCGACCACGCGAAGAACGTGCTCCTCGAGATCAAGAACATCACGGACACGATGCTTGCGAACGCGCAGGGAGGGAAAAGCATCTTTGCCGGAATCCTGCCCGATGATCTGCTCCAAAAAGCTTCGGCATTTGCGGAGAGCGTCAAAAAGACCTTTTTGGATATTGAGCCAAACACTGACACGATTTTATGGGCGCTGACGAAGGTCGCGGATGTTCTGCTGGACATCGGTAATATCGCGATCACGGCGCTCCGTCCGATCATCCCTATTTTTGCAGCGATCCAGCGCTTTGCCTATGGAGCGATCGGCGCCATTGCGAGCGTCCTCGATACCGTCCTTGAGGTTATGCTTGAGATGCAGACGAATATTGCAGATTCGTGGGATTATATCTACAGCATCACGGGAGACCTCTGGAACTCTGCAAAGGAGATTGTCTCGGACTTCTGTACGGCCGCGATTGAGTTTATCGCGGGGATCGTGGCAGAGATCGATGCCGTGGTCTCGCCTATCGTCGATACGTTCAAAGACACGTTCCAGGCTGTCGCAGATTGGGTCTACGAGAAGATGGAGGCCGCAGCTGGATATGTGCAGGAGTTTATCGCTTGGGTCGATAAAGCAATATCGCATCTCAAAGAACTCGCTGTTGTTAGAGCCATAACAGCGGTTGGTAACGAAATCTCAGATTGGATGGGCGGCTCAGTTGAGGAAACACGTAACCGTGGACGCGTTTACCTTGCTACACACGGGTTTGGCGGCCGGAGATCAATCGGGGACGGGCCCGACGGTGATGTTATTGTTCCGCAGCGTACCAAAACCGGGGTGCAAAAAGGCACTGGGGCAGCAACGTGGGACGGCGGCAAAAAGTCAAAAGCCCATAAATCCACGGATAAAGCAGCACGTGAGGCAGAGCGCCTCGCTGAAAAGATCAAGAACCTTACGGAGAAGGTGCAGCAGAGCATCTCGTCTCTTGCGAATGACATCACTAACGAAATCGGTACGACCTATGAGAAGGGCATGGATGCGCTCCGTCAAAAGATGGAGCAAATACAAGCACAGATCAAGGAGGCATCCGATCTCGGCGTCGATACGACGGCTCTGCGTGCAAAGCTCGACGAATACGCCAACGTTATCAAGGAAAAGGTCACAAAGGCATGGCGCGAGGCGAACGAAGACCTACGCAATGAGACAAAGCTTACCTGGGCGCAGGTGAACAAGGATGTACGTGCAGAAGCGGAAGCGACGTATCAGATCGGTGTGACAAAACTCAATCGTGAGAAGGAGAACCGCCTAAAGGAGGTCGCTCTGACACAGGACTCCGCGGAGGCACGTGTCGCCGTAGAACAGTGGGCGGCCGCTGAGATGGCAAAGCTTGACCAACAGCGCATCGAGGCTCTGCGCAAGTCTCCGCAGACAACGCAGGAGGCTCTGCGCGCAACTCTCGAGGAGCAGTATGAGCGCCTCCGGGATGCGGGCGCGCAGATGAAGGAAATGACGGATTCGCTCTTTACCTCGATGGCTGACGGCTTTACAAGCGGCTTTCAAAACGTGCTCACAGACGGATTCAAAGGCATTCAAGATGCGTTTTCCAGCATGCTGAAGAACATGCTGAACGCCATCGTGAAATTCGTGATGAACCAGATGATCACGCGCTGGCTGTCGATGATTCTTCCGGGATTCGGCGGAGGAATCCCCGCAGCACAGGCGAACGCGGCTGTGCCAGGCTATCGTGCAACAGGCGGCCCCGTCGCATCCGGCAGGACGTACCTTGTCGGTGAGCGCGGCCCTGAGATTTTCCGGCCAACGCAGCCGGGGCGCATCTTTAACTCGCTCCCGAGCGGTGGCGGCACAGCGCCGAATATCCGCGTGATTGTCAACAACAATACCAACGAGCGCATGACGGGCACGGCGGAGACGAAATTTAACGGCTCCGAGTGGGTGACCAGTATCATGATCGATGCGATCGCAACGAACCGAAACGGCATGCGCGACGTGATTAAGGGAGCGGTATAAATGGATTTTCCAAGCATCAAGCCGCCGATCTATCCGATCAAGGAGACGATTCCGGACACGGCGATCAAGGGCAAGCTCGAAAATCAAGTTATCATCGCCCGCAAACGCTTCACGCGCACGCCCATGTCCTTTGAACTCTCATGGACGGCGCTCCCGGAGGCCGACTATGAAACGCTGCGGGCATTCTATCACACGGTCAACGCCGCCGTCCCGTTCCGGTGGACGTATCCGGTCGGCGCGGGCGGAAGTTTCTCCGGCAAGGTGTTCAATGTGCGCTTTGACGGGGATTTTTCTTTCTCCTGCACGAATCACGGGTACTGGGAGGGCGGCATCAAACTGACGGAGGCATAGCATGCTCGAATTATCACAGGCAAGCATCATCGAAAAGAACAAGATTGCAACAAGCGGCGTCTGGCTTCTTGCGCTCGAAGCGCAGATTCCGGGCAGTCCGCTCTATCTTGTCAACAATACGGAAAATCTCAGGCTCGGGGGGCAGGAATACACAGCCTTCCCCTTCTCGCTTGAGGATATCACGGAGGACAGCAAAGAGTTGCCGAACGTCAAGCTCACGGTCTCCAATGTGACGGGGACGATACAGCGCTACGTCGAGGAGAACAACGGTCTCGGTGGCTGCAAGGTCATCATCCGCGTATTCCACACAGAAATTCCGGACGTTGCCGAGGTTGAGGAGTATTTCGTCGTGACGGGCGTCAGCTGTGATGTGGAGTGGGTGACGTTCACGCTCGGCACAGACTTTTCCTTTACACGCCGTTTTCCGCCTGTCCGCATGATGAAGGACTACTGCCCCTTTAAATTTAAAGGCATCGAGTGCGGTTATAAAGGGGCCGCGAGCAAGTGCAACAAGACACTCAAGCGCTGCCGCGAGTTGGGGAATAACGAACGGTTCGGCGGCGAGCCGACAATACCGCAAGGAGGTCTCTATGCGTCCAACAGTACATGACTTTGTCGGTAAAACGTGGGCAGAGCTCCCCTGCTGGGAACTCGTCGTTGCATGGTACGCGGCGCAGGGGATTGCGCTGCGCTCCTATACCGATTACTGGATGGGCAACGGCCCGACGGATGCAGCGCTCAGCGAGTGGGCACCTGTGCGGGAGCCGCATGAGGGGGATATTCTCGCCATGAATCTCACGGGACGTGCAGCAGACCATGTCGGCATCTACCTTGGTGGCGGGAAATTCCTCCACTCGACGGAATATGCAGGTGTCTGCATCGAGCAGTTGGAGCGCTATCGACGGCGCATTGTAGGAATCTATCGTCATACAGGAGGCAAGGCATGATACAGCTCGTCATCGTCCGCAATCCCTTTGACGTGACAAAGCGGGAGATGCAGAAGGTTGTGTGCCGTGACGGCATGCCGCTCAGCTCGTATTTCTGCGAGCCCGGGCGATGGCAATATTCCATTAATGGAATGCTCTGCGATCCGGACGCTGTACCCGCTGATGGGGACTGCGTCGTTATCGTCCCGTATGTCGAGGGTAAGGTATTCGGCATGATCCTCTCGGTCGGCCTGTCATTTCTGACGGCCGGCATCGCGGGCGGCGCGATCCTCGGCGGGCTCTCAATGGGCTGGCGTATGGTAACGGCCATCGCCATCGGCATGATCGGCGGCGCGCTTGTCTCGCGTCTCAATCGTCCGCGGGTTGACACGAGCAACGCGGATCAGTCGCAGTCGCAGACGTACGGCTGGGGCGGCACATCGACGCTGACGGGGCAAGGGCATCCGCTCGCCATTACGTACGGCACTATGAAATCGGGCGGTGTCCTGCTCTCACGACATATCATCAGCGACGGGGCGCGGCAGTATCTGCATCTGCTTTACTGTGCTGGTGAGGGAGAACTGCAGGACATCCGCAATATCCGCATCAACGAGAATCCCGCCGATAACTATAAAGATGTGCAGATCGATATCCGTCTCGGTACGAATGATCAGAAGATCATCCCGAATTTTGCCGATAACTACGCCGATCAGCCGCTCAATTATGAACTATCCGGAGGATGGGCAACACATGAGGTGCAGGGCAATCTCTGCACGGGCATTGAGCTCACTGTCGCGCTCCCCAATGGCCTCTATTACAGCAATGATGAGGGCGGCATGGACTCGACAAGCGTAATGCTTGCCGCGGAATGCCATATCGTAGGCAGTGCAGAGGCATGGACGGCACTGCCGCTCTGCGACTCGACGGGCACGGATGCATTTCTGACCCGCAAAGATGGCGCATGGGTGCGATCCCTGAATGGTGCATCGCTCAGCGGAAATTACTCCGGGCGCATCAACGAGGCAACCAATCGGGCGATCTATCGCGTCTACCGTTTTGAGGGCCTTCCTCCGGGGCGTTATGAGGTGCGTGTGCGCTGCGTTCACAAAGACGGCAATACCATCCGATATGTCAATCGCGTCTATTGGACGCAGCTGACGCAGATCGTCTATGACGATTTTGTGCATCCGGGCAAGGCACTCATCGGCATCCGTGCACTCGCAACGGAGCAGCTGAGTGGCAACGATCCTGCCGTGACATGGGTGCAGGAGCGATCCAAACTCTACGTCTGGAATCCGTATGCCAAGGCGTATGAGGAAAAACGCGCAGATAATCCCGCGTGGGCTTGTTATGACATCCTGCATCAGTGCCGGCGCATCAGCGGGCGTTACATCGTCCGCGGCGAGCCTGCCGACCGACTGTCCTACGACATGTTCAAAGCGTGGGCGGAGCAGTGCGACAGCAAGGGCTACACATTTAACTACATATATGATAGCGCTATGCAGGTGTGGGAGGCGCTGCGTTATCCGGAGACGGTCGGGCGCGGCAAGGTCATTATGCAGGGAACACGATTTACCTGCGTTTATGACTATGCTGCACAGCCGTCACAGCTCTTCACCGTCGGCAATATCAAGCAGGACAGCTTCAAGGAGGAATTTCAGGGGACGCAGGGGCGCGCGAATGTTATCGAAATATCCTTTATGAATAAGGATAAGAACTTTGAGAGAGATGTGCTCCCTGTGTTCAGCGACGATTACGATGTGAGCGAATCTCTCTCCACACCGACGCAGATCGAACTGATGGGGTGCACCGATCTCAAACAAGCATACGCGCATGGCAAACACGCTCTGCGCGCCAACAAGTACGAGCTGCGGACGTGCACATTTGATGCTTTTGTGGATGCGATTGCCTGCACGATTGGCGATGTGATCCTCCTGCAGCACGACGTGACAGAGTGGGGGAGCGGCGGCCGCGTGGTCAGCGTCGATGGTGTTGCTGTTACGCTGGATCGCCCCGTCACGATGGCAGATGGAAAGCAGTATCGTCTTATGGTACGCGACGGTAAGACCGATACACTGCACACCTATGAGGTGCAGAGCGTATCCGGCGCAGTCGTTACGCTTATGCAGCCGGCGGAGATTGCTGCTGATGATCTCTATACCTTCGGCGAGGCGACTAAGGAGGCCAAGCCCTTCCGGGTCCTGTCCATCACGAAGGGCATGACGGAGCAGACGCGCAAGATCACGTGCATGGAATACTATCCGGAGCTCTACGCGGATGATAACACCGACGTGCCGATTATCGACTACACGACGCAGAGCGATAAGCTCACAGTCAACAATCTCTTGGTCATCGTAGAGATCAAGACACTGCCGGACGGCACGACGCTCTACGATCTGGCCGTCTCGTGGCGCCTGCCGCGTAGTGCGGTCGCAAAACAGATCAAGGTTGAGTACAGGCGTGACGGAGAGACGGAGTACACAACGCAGGGCGTATACGACGGCAACGCAACAAGCTCTGTGATCACGGGCGTTGCAGCAGCCGTCAGTTATACCGTGCGCGTCACCTGTTACAACGATCTCGGGCTTGCCGGAAACGCGGCGATGCAGACCGTCTACACCGCGCCGAAGGATGCACCTCCCTCGAAGGTACAGGATTTTGCCGCCCTGCAGGACGCGGGCAACAGCAGTGTCCTGCAGCTGACGTGGAAGGCAAACCCGGAGACAGATATTCTCGGATATCGGCTCTTTGACGGTGCGGGCAGCGTGCTTGTCGATCTGATCGGCGGCACAAGCTACAGCTATTTTATCCCGACATCCGGGACATACGTGTTTGGTCTCCGGGCGGTCAACCGCTCCGGCGTTGTCTCTGCAGAGACCGCAGATGTATCAATCACCGCGACGGTCGCAGCGGGCAGTGTTGCTGTGCCGGATGCACCGCATAGCGGCGAAGTACGACTGCAGGGCGGAACTGTAACGGCCGTATGGGAGGCTGTGACAAACACTTACATCGACTACTACGAGGTGCGCACAAACAGCAACACGGGACAGCTGGCGGGCCTCCTTGCAAAGACAGCAGATATCCGCTCCACGGTATCGCTCACGGCGCGCAGCGGGGCTGTCCTTGTCTACGGACACAATCCGCAAAAGGGCTACGGTGAGCCTCTGAGCACCCATTATGATTTTCCGGCGCCTGCCGCTCCGACGATCCGGATTACGAATACTCTGCAGGGATTTAACGTCTCCGTTCAGGACAAGCCCGAAAATGTGAGCGGCACACGTGTGCACATCTCGGGCGGCGGTATTAACGAGACGCTCGAAACGACGGGCACCTTTGTTTCCTATGTCGGTGCAGCAGGTGTCTACACCGTGCAGGCGGCGTGCTTTGACTCTTTCGGGGATGGCACGCTGTCACCGGTGCAGGAAGTGATCGTCAAGGCAAAAATCGACAAAAACGATATAGAGAATCTGACGATCGCCGAAAAAGACCTTGATGCGGCACTCGCCGAACGTATGCGGGATGTGCAGACGACCAAGGAGAGTGTATCATCGATCGTGGCGAAGCTGTCCGGCAACCCTCAGGAATCCGGTTACAGTGCGATCACACAGATCTACAACGGCCTGCAGCTCAAAGTTAATCAAGGTGATGTGGTATCTGCTATCAACGTAGCTCCCACCGGCGTGAAAATCGACGGGCGACTCCTGCATATTACGGGTAACACGATCATTGATGGCAACGTCATCGCAAACCATATGCTGCAGGCAGGTGCGATAACCGCAGATAAGCTTGCAGTAGACAGCCTGTCTGCGATATCGGCAAAGATCGGAAAGCTTCGTACGAAGGATACAGGGGCGAGGACGGAGATATCGGATAATCTCATCGAAGTATTCGACGAGGGCGAAAAGACCCGCGTTCGGATTGGCATATTTGAATAGGAGGTATCTGACATGGAAAAACAAGCAGGGGTACAGCTGATCAACGCGCGCGGATCATGCGTGCTTGATACGCGCTGCGGGGTGACCCGCGTCGTTGGGATTGCGAGCCTTACGGCAAAGAAACGGATGCGCATAGAGATCCCGAATCCCGGGAAAAATCGCATCTGGACACAGCTCGTTTTTCGTGGATCCGGGTATGGGGCTTTCGGAGAGAGTTCCGACTGGGATCCTGACGATCCAAAGCTGACGAAGGTGGAAACATGGGAAGACCTCCAGGGGATTACGGTTACGCTCCCATTCAAGCCGAATGCGGCTTATGATCCGGAGTTCCCCTATGCGTATTACCATGATACTCTTGCGGCGCAGAACCCGCGTGCGATTATCTACGGATTCTACTAAGAGGAGGACGGGCTTATGCGATATGCAGAAATCAGAAATGCCAACGGCTCTCATGTCATTGACGATCAGTATCAAAACTATCGGCTTGATTGGGTGCCGAATGTAAAAGTGCAGCGCTGTTTGACGGGGATGCACGTCGAGAAAAACGAATCGGGCGAACGAGTGTGCACCTTCCCATATTATGACTACGCAAATGGTAAATCCTATGCGTGGCCACAAGGCGGAAATTACCCGAACCCGTGGTGTGCGAAAACTACCCCCAATAAAGACAAGCACCTTTTCTCTGATTCCCCCTCCGTGTATTTCTGTCGCCCACGGGGCCTGTGGTCAACAGGAGAGTTCTACGGATACGCGGGACTTGGTATCCAATCTATGCTTGTGTGGAAAAAGCCCCGGCTGAGGGCGCGGTTCTCGATTAGTCCTACGGAAACCGTGCCTTATATTTTTGCGCTCGGTGCCGGTATGCCGAATATCGTCTATACCTTTGCAACTATTTTCGATTATCTGAGCCAAACAACGACAGCGCATTTCGTAAGCTGCTGGCAGCGGAAAGCGTCGTTGTCTCAGTCGCTCGTAGACGGGAAGTCGTTCCGTGGGGACAACGTCGGATATACCGAGTTTGACCGAGCGCAATATGATCCGGATAATACCTCCTGGCCATCGCCCTATCGACCCCGCGCGGGCGAAAACTTTACGGCAGAGAGCTATCTCGAAGAGATGGAGACGGCCCCGATCCTCTATGCCTACGGACTAGCGGATTCCCACATTGGACTTGATAAGGGCGAGTTCGTCATCAAGAATGAGCGCGGGGAGGTTGTCTTTAACAACCGCTATGACTATATGCGCATCCTTGACTATTTCCCCAGCGTAAACGCACTGTCATTTGATGGGTCGGGCATATACAACTCGCCGAAAAGATATCATTACCCCGGCCGCAAGATCGCCGTTGTTGCGCTCTCACAGAACGCCTGCTATGCAGCTGGTGTTGGTCGGGATGAGTGGCTATACAATACGGGCTTTTGGTTCCCTGACCCGAGCACCGTGGAATTTACGACATGCGTGACGCCGTTCGTGCGCGGGGGAAATCCGGACCAATACCCGGGGCTATCACAGGAGTTTGCAAGTCTCGCATCGCTCCTCGGTGTTATGATCCTCGATGTTACCGGCTGTACACCCGGATGGAAGCAGGAAGCTGAGACAGGGAAGCCGTTTTTGGTAGAAGTGGAGTAGGAGGACTCAAAAATGCTGAAAAAGTACATTGTCAACGGAAAAATCACCTACCCGCAGGGAGAAGGCACAATCACGAACTTCACGTTTACGAATGTGGAGACAGGAGAGATGTTCAGTCTCGCGACAAAGGATCAGGCAGAGGCGGACGAAATCACCTACGGCGATCATGTTGTGATCGAAGTCCGGAAAGACACGGACACGCCAAAGAAAAAGGAGAAGTAATCACCTAAGGCGCGCATCAGAGCGGTGTGCGCCTTTTCTATGCTCGGAAAGGAGCTAAGGAGCGTGGATATTATGATGCAGGTATTGCAACGCTTGCAGGACGATTGGGCGATCAAGCTTGCCATATCCTGCATCGTATCAATCACCGTGCAGGAGCACGCGCAGATATTTGTCGCTTTTGCGTGGTTGGTCGCTGCGGATCTCATTACAAAGTGGCTGTCGCTGTCGCGCCAATGTCTTATTGACCACGGTACGGGATCCCCGACGTTTTGGCAAGCGCTCTGGGGTATCCGGACGGCACGGAGACTTGGATATATCCGCAGCGAGGAGATGCGCAGTAGGTTTGCGCATAAGATATTGACCTATATCGGCGTTGTAACATCATCGCTTGTGCTGGATTTTCTGCTGATGAGTGCGCATCTGCCGGCATTCGCCGCGAATCTCACAATCGGGTATCTCGCGACGACAGAATTTATTTCGATCCTCGAAAACATGCAGCGATCGGGGGTCGAAGAAGCCGGCGGACTTGTTGCAATCGTCAAGAAGCGCGGCGGGCTCCTCGGGAAAAAGAAAGGAGAATAGCTATATGCTGAAACAGGAGCGATTGCCTCCGGTAGATTGGATGGTCGGGACAGGGCTCGTCATTGTGGCGATCCTGTCCGTTTTTTATGGATCGCCCGAACTCTCCAGCAACGTTACGTCGGGGCTGATCGGATTTCTCGGGCGGTCGGTGATATCGAAGAAAGGAGCGAAATAATGGCACATATATTACCACGATCCGCGATGCGCCGCGTAACGCCTGCGCAGCTTGAGGAGCTGGCAGGGCAGTATCGCGAGGCACTCACAGCTGCGGCACAGGCGCAGGGGCGCGAGACGAAAGTGTATTTGCATTGGTCGGCGGGGCACTATGGGCAGTTCTGGGACGAGTACCACGTCCAGATCGACAAGGGCGGCGAGATATACGTCATCACCGATGGCGAGCTCGACGACGTTCTCGCAGCGACTTATCTGCGCAACAGCGGGAGCGTAAGTCTCTGCATCCTCGGATGCTTGGGTGCTGGTACAAACAACCTCGGGCCGGAGCCGCCGACCGCAGCGCAGATCGAGGGCATGGCACAGGCAATCGCAGCAGTCTGCAACGGCCTCTGGCTGACGATCGACAAGCAGCGCGTTTTGACGCATGGCGAAGCGGCGGACAACGAGGATGGGGTATATGCGCATAAGCCGTATGGACCCAAGAACGGATGCGAGCGCTGGGATCTCGAGTATCTTGGTACAGATGAGAGCCCCTGCTATAATCCGTGGGCAGAGGACGGGACGCGCGGCGGCGACGTGCTGCGCGGAAAAGCTAACTGGTACCGTAAATTTTGGAAGGACAACGGCGGAACGCCGTGAAAGGAGAAAACATCATGAGTAAGTGGACAGACATCAGAGATGCAATCGTCAAGGAGCTTAACATCGACAACGTAACGGAGGAGGTCAAGCAGCGTATCACGCGTGCCATCCTCGCCGAGTGCATCCCGGCGATCGAGCAGGCAGTCGATAAGTTCGTCGCGCAGATCAAGGCGCAGGCAAAGAACGAAAAGGGGTGGTGCTACTGGCGCGATGCAGTAGTTCTGCCTGCAGTCATGCAGGGCGGCGTGTGGCTTATCAAGTTGGTGCTCGATAAGTCGCTGGCGCCGACGGTCAAGGCAACCGCATAAGATAATATAGAGGATTCCATCGCCCCGGGGCTTCGGCTTCGGGGCTTTTTGTATTGACAGCATTAGATTGATTGACTATAATATAAGTGTCTCATCCAGTGGGCGAGTGGATTGAAATTTGTGATTGGTTATATTTAACCGATGTCGCTGTAATGGCGGAAAGAGAGGCTTAACAGCCTCTCTTATTTTTTTTTGAAAAAAATCTCAAAAAAGTATTGACATTGTACAATTGCAATGGTACAATGTAATCAAGATAAAGGTGAAGGGCGAAAGCCCAGAAGAAATGGAGGATATCAAAATGGCAAAGTACGATGTCACATATGCCTGTGGGCATACCGAAACAGTCGACCTCTACGGGAAGACCTCGGAGAGGGAACGGAAAATCGAATGGATGGAAAACAACTGTGTCTGCCCCTCCTGCTACAAGGCGGAGCAGACGGCAAAAGCTTTGGAGTGCGCAGAGGCTTATGACCTCCCCGAGCTCACAGGAACCCCAAAGCAGATCGCCTGGGCAGAAACTCTCCGGGGTAAAGTCTTCCAGGAGCTAGAGGAGCTCGAGCAGAAGGCCGGAAAGAAGGCCGATGCAACCGAAGAAGTCGAGTTTCTTGACTGGCTGAAAGGCCAGACGGAAGCAAGGTTCTGGATCGACAACAGGAACACCTCGATCCTATTCCTCGCAAAGAAATGGAAGAGTAAGAAGGAAGAGACGAAGCTGGAAGGTACGCCAAAACAGGTTGCCTGGGCGGAAAAGCTTCGTGAGGAGCTTACCCGCGCTGTCGAAGAGAATATGGGGCAGGACTGGTTCGGCCTCAACGCCCTTGACCTTGAAACCTCGGCGGCAACAATTATCAGCTATCACACCGATTACAGGGGACGTTTCGATGAGCTCCTGAAGGTGCTGGCAGATCGGGCAAAAGGGATGTAATAGGAGGAGAGCAATGAAGCAGATGCCCTCACCATATTCCGGTGAGGGTTTTACATTTCACGGAATCCACACTATAATGGAGACAATAGGAGGTGTTATTTTGGGCTGGGTTGAGAATAAAATCGAACGTACTAAAGCCTATAACAAGGCAAACTACGAACAGATAAAAATGCAGGTCCCGAAAGGGACAAAAGAGAAGATCAAGGCGGCTGCGGGGGCCGCAGGGAAGTCGATGACCTCCTACATCATGGAGGCTGTTGAGGAAAAAATGAATAAGTAA